CTGTTCATGTTCGGGGGAATAAATGGCTACTCCAACATCAAATACAGAGTTCAAAGAATTTTGCCTTAGAAAGTTAGGCAAAGGTGTAATTGAGATTAATGTGAGTGATGCTCAAGTCGATGATAGGGTTGATGAGGCAATCAACTTCTATCAGGACTATCACTTTGATGGTACGGAAAGAACTTTCTACAAAAAGCAAATTACACAAGAAGATAAAGATAATAAGTATATCACATTGCCTGACAATATTATTGGCGCAGTTAACATTTTTGATATTGGTGATGCTGACAATACGAATAATCTTTTCAATGTGCGTTATCAAATTGCTTTGAATGATCTGTACACTCTTACGTCTCAATCTTTAGTCCCGTACTACATGGCTTTCCAACATTTAGAACTGTACGAACAGATTTTAGTCGGAAAGCAACCTATCAGATATAATCGACATAAAAATGTTTTTCACGTTGATATGGATTGGGACAAAATTGCTGTTGATCAATATTTAATTGTTGAGGCGTATCAGGTAATTGATCCTGATACCTTCACAAAAATGTATGGAGATTATTGGCTGCAGCGTTATGCAACTGCTTTGATAAAAATTCAGTGGGGGGAAAACCTAAAGAAGTTCCAAGGTATGCAAATGCCCGGTGGAATGGTCATGGATGGAATGTCTATATACAATGAGGGCTTAAGAGATAAGGAGCAGTTGGAAATGGAAATGAGATCATCTTACTCACTTCCGGCTACTGACATGGTGGGCTAGTGACAAGAAATGCATTCTTTAATCAATACACAACTTCTACGGAACAGAATCTTCATGAAGATCTGATTATAGAATCAATTCAAATTTATGGATTCGATATTGATTATATGCCAAGAATTTCTCTTGGCACGGACTCTGTTTACTCAGAATATTCTAGTTCTGCCTTCATTGATGCTATTCCTGTAGAAATGTATGTGAAGAATGTTTTAGGGTTTGAAGGTGAGGGGGATTTCGTTTCTCGATTCGGTTTAGAACTTAGGGACCAAGTTACCTTTACTATTGCTAAGAAAAGGTTCAACAACGAGATTGCCAACGGTGCCTTTGTTAGCACCTACTCATCTGCTAATGTAGCAATTTCTAATAATGTGTATACCGATGAAGCTATTTCTATCTCAAGACCAAGAGAAGGCGACCTTCTTTACTTTGGTTTGTCGAATACATTCTTTGAAATTAAGTATGTCGAACACGAACAAATCTTCTATCCTTTAGGTAAACTGCAAACATATGATTTAAGATGTGAGAAGTATGAGTATACTGGTGAAGTTTTTGCTACTGGTAACAATACTTTAGACGGATATATGTCAAATCTTTCTATGGGTGTTGTGGCAGGTAACACTGATTCTGGTGCTAACAATATTCCGGGTGCAATCAACTTTGAAGTTCAAAGAGAGTTTGATCAGATTGTTGACTTCACAGAGAATGACCCATTTGCTAGTGGAGAATACTGATGCTAGGACATATCTTTTTCCACGATCTTCTCAGAAAATATGTTGTGACATTTGGTACTCTGTTTAACGATATAAAGTTAAGAAGAACCAACAGGTTTGGTGACGTGATATCTACTATCGAAGTTCCTTTAACATATGGTCCGAGACAAAAGTTTGTAACAAGACTTCAGGAAGATCCAGACCTAGCAAGACAAGTTGGCATAACACTTCCAAGAATTTCTTTTGAGATTGTTAGGATGGGTTTTGATCCGGGAAGACAACTTCCAGCAACAAATAAGATTGTGAGCAGATCTCAGCCAGAAAAAGCTAAGACGATTTATACTGAAGTTCCCTACGACATTCAGTTTTCGTTGAACGTCTACACGACTACGAATGAAGATGGTGTTAGGATTGTCGAACAGATTCTTCCTTTCTTTATACCTCAGTTTACGCCGACCGTAGAACTTATTTCGGATCCGCCTATCACAAAAGACATTCCAATTATACTGAATGGTGTGACAACTCAGGATATTTACGATGGATCTTTCGATCAAAGAAGAGTTCTAGTTCATACTATGGACTTTCTTATGAAAGCATATATGCTTGGTCCAGTTATCGAAAGACCACTCATTCTCTTTGCAAATACCAATTTCCGTGTCGATGGATTTACCGCCAATGTCGGAACTGCAGACACAAGTGTTGAAAGTTTCAGATTCAGACCCGGACAGTATGCTAATGGTCTTCCGACAAGCAATGGCGCTCTTTCTGTAGCTGCAAACACGATATTACCAAACTCTAATTATGGTGTTATTACAACATTTTCTTCAACAGTAACTGCAAATTCTGATTTAATAACTATTTTTTCTAATAATTCTGTACAGGAAGTAGATCTCAGAATAGTTGGAGGACTTAATTTTGGAACTTTTGCTGAACCTAGTGGTTTGGATATAGATTTGGAAGATTATGAATGAATAAAAAGAAATTAAATGAAGTCCTTGATATCGAGGATAGTGTACAGAGCGTTCAGCAGATTGTTCAACCTCCTGAAGGTAACGATGATGAACAGATTGACAAAGATTATGAATATACAAGAACAAATCTTTACAACATTATTGAAAGAGGCACAGAAGCTTTAGAAGAAGTGTTAGAGGTAGCAAAGCAATCACAGCAACCTAGAGCCTTTGAGGTTGTATCTACACTAGTTAAAACTATTTCTGATGCAAACAAAGACCTTTTAGAACTTAAGAATAAACAGAAGGCTTTAAAGGGTGAAAAGGCCAAGCCTAAGAATGTCACTAATGCTCTTTTTGTGGGAAGCACAGCAGACCTTCAGAAGATGATTAAGGACATGAAGAAATGAGTGATGATAGAAAAGAAGCTTATCTAGGTAATATGAACCTCAAACGTTCTGGTGTTGAGGTGGAATACACACAAGAGGAAATGCAGGAGTATATCAAGTGCGCTCAAGATCCTCTTTATTTCTTTGAGAATTATATCAAGATTGTGAACGTAGATAAGGGTCTTATTCTTTTTGAACCATACGATTTTCAAAAAGAGATTATTGATCTTTCAGTAAAAGAAAGATTTGTGATCTGTAAGCTTCCTAGACAGTCTGGCAAAACGACAACAATTGCTGCCGTTCTTCTTTGGTATGTTTTGTTCACGGAAAGTTTTTCGATTGCAATTCTTGCTAACAAGATGCAGCAGTCTAGAGAAATTCTTAGTCGTATTCAGCTTGCTTACGAACACCTACCCAAGTGGCTCCAGCAAGGGGTCATAGAGTGGAACAAAGGTAACATTGAACTGGAGAACGGTTCAAAAATTCTTGCCTCTGCTACGTCCTCCTCTGCTGTACGTGGTGGCTCCTTTAACCTGATCTACATGGACGAGCTTGCATTCGTATCGCCCAACATCCAAGAGGAATTCTTTGCCTCTGTTTACCCAACAATTTCATCCGGTAAAACGTCCAAGATTCTTATCACGTCCACGCCAAACGGTCTGGATATGTTCTACAGAATTTGGTCTGACTCGGAACAAGGCAAAAACTCTTACAAGAGAGTTGAAGTAAACTGGTGGGATGTTCCGGGTAGAGATGAGAATTTTAAGAAAGAAACAATTGCAAACACGTCTGAAGAACAGTGGCGTGTGGAATTTGAGTGTGAGTTCTTAGGTTCTCAGTTCACTCTTATCGATCCTAAGTTTCTTAGACAAATGCATCCCGAGAAACCTGCAACATTTAATGACAGGACGGCAATCTACGAGGAACCAGAGCCAAACAAAATCTATGTCATGACATGTGACGTAGCTAGAGGCGTGAATCTTGACTACTCAGCTATTTCAGTCATCGACGTAACACAGGTTCCTTATAAGATGGTTGCTAGATTCAAAGCAAACAACGTGACTGTTCAAGAGTTTCCAAAAGTCATTTATGAATTAGGAATGAAATATAACGAAGCATTTTGTATGGTCGAGATTAACGATGTTGGTCAACAGGTTGCTGATATTCTTGAGAGAGATTTGGAATATGAGAACATGGTCAGCACGTCTTTCAAAGGTAGAGATGGTGTAAAAATCAGTTCCGGTTTTGGTGGCGTTCACATGGTCAATGGTCTGAGAACCACACTAAAAACAAAGAAGATTGGTTGTTCAAACTTAAAAACTCTTATAGAGAACAAAAAACTTATTGCCAATGACTTTGAGGTAATTAGTGAGTTGTCAACATTTATTTCTACGGGTCAGACGTTTGCTGCTGATAAGGGAAAGAATGACGATATCGTAATGACTTTGGTGATGTTTGGATGGATGACGACACAAGATTACTTCAAAAACCTTACAGATACTGACTACGTTCAAAATCTTTTACAAGAAAGAAAAGAAGAAATGGACTCAATGCTTCCGTTTGGGTTCATAAACTCAGGTGATGGCTACGAGGATGATGGTTTAGTTCTTTAACCAATATCCGGATTTAATAAATATGAGTGCAGTTTCTTATCTAAGGAGAATACGATGGCATTTTTAGTAAGTCCGGGGATTCAGGTCAGAGAATTTGACCTAACTACTGTCGTCCCTGCAGTAGCTACAACCGAGGGGGCAATAGCTGGTGCCTTTTCTTGGGGTCCAAT